ATCGGTAACTACTTTTTATCAAGAGAAGAAGCCGAGAAAGCTGTGGAACGCTTGCGTGCTTGGAAACGGCTGAAAGATAAAGGGTTTAGGTTTAAATTAAGTCCAGCGGTAGGCTCGCTAGATATAAATCCAGACAAGTTTCAGATAGAAGTCAACGCCGATATGCCTGTGAAGTGGTTTTGTTGTGATGGTGTACAAGAGGATTTAGATGCTTGTTTCGGAGGTGAAGAATGATAAAGACAACGAAGTTTGATGCATTCCTATTAGGAGTAGTGGTGGGATTCTTCGCTTGTATGGCCCTCCTTGTGCTTATAGGACGGCTTTAACTATGACCCCATTGAAGGCTTAAATATATATAACGAAACCTTAAACAAGGAATAATGATGAACTCAACGCTACAAATGATCCGTGGGGATACCGCAAAATACAATTTTCAAAGATTAGATGCCGACGGCCAAGTAATAACAACTACTCCTGACGCTCTATACTTCACAGTGAAAGAAACCACTAACAAGCTAGCAGTGGTATTCCAGAAGACGCTCGAAGATATGACTATAGACAGCGATGGAACATACCACTTCACGATTGAGCCAGCTGATACCGATGGCTTGCAGTATAGCAATTATGCGTATGACCTGGAAGTAATCCAGAGCGGCGTGAAGACCACTATTGCGATTGGTAAATTCGTGATCAAGCCGGAAGTAACTTGGGTACAGAATGAAGGAGAATAAGATGGAGCAGTCTATACAGTTGAAAAAGGAAGGTACAGAGGAACGGATCAATATCAATAGAGAAAATGCCGTGCTCGGTGGCGGAGCCGTGAACTCAGTCAATGGCCAGACCGGTGACGTAATGTTGACCACCGCCGACCTTGAGAATACATCTGATTATCAGACTGGTAGCGAAGTTGAGGGCGCTATCAATCAGGCAATTAGTGGAATTGTCGTACCTACTAAGACATCTGATCTAACTAATGACGGCGCTGACGGTAGCTCTACCTATGTGGATGCGAGCGAGCTGGCGACAAGACTAGACGGACTATCTCTGAAGTCCATCTCTCAAGCTGACTATGACGCTCTAACTACTAAAGACGCTAACACACTCTATGTGATCTCGGAGGCCTAGCATGGGAGTGAATCTCGGAGCAACACCAATTGCAGACATCAAGCTAGGCGAGACTCAAGTTGATAAGTTATATCTCGGCGACGAGCTGGTTTGGGGTGGCTCTCCTGCTCCTACTGTCAGAGCACTCAAATTCACCAGTGATGGAGCGCAAACACTAGGGCTTGATAGTGACTATTATCATGGCAGGGTTAACTGGAACTATGAGTATTCAAACGACGGAGAGACTTGGAGTGAATGGGATGTTCGGAATACGCTTAGCTTCGGTAATGGGGTGGATCTATATATCAGAGGTATCAATGAGTCATTCTATGATTCATCTGTTAGTGAGAGAGTTTGCTTCTCTTTTTCTACATCTTCGCCTGTTTACTGTAGTGGTAATCTCATGCATCTATTAGATTATACTCAGGACTTGACTACGCTTCCTTCTGGTGGTGCGACCTATATGTTCTCAGGCTGTACTCAGCTTGTTACTGCCCCTGATCTTCCTGCTACTGAAGTGCCAAATAATGGGTATAGTGGTATGTTTCAGGGGTGTACCAGTTTGATTGCAGCGCCAGCGATACCAGTAGTTAATGCTGATACAGGTGCGTTCAAAAATATGTTTTCAGGCTGTTCTTCACTGACAACGGCTTCTAATGTTGGCGCTAATAATGCCACTTTTGGTAATCAGTGCTGTCAGTATATGTTTCAGGGTTGCACTAATCTGACTACTGCACCAGCACTACCGGCTACAACTCTAGGAGGTAGCTGTTACTACAATATGTTCTCAGGCTGTTCTTTGTTGAACACTATACCGGCCCTGCCTGCTACAACTCTAGGGAGTGGCTGTTATGCATATATGTTTGTTAGCTGTAGGCAAATCAAGATGTCTACTACACAGACTGATGAGTATTCTAACGAGTTTACTTTTGGTGCAGATCCATCTGGTAAATGTAATAGGATGTTCAGAAATACTGGCGGTACATTCGTAGGCAATCCAACTCAACTGACTTATTACACGGCCAACGAGATTATAAGGTGATAAAGAGCGAATAATAAATAAAGGAGGAATATGGCGAATAATAATGCAACAAAGATACCGCAAAACGGGATTGAAACGGGTTATAAGGTGGGGCCGGGGAGACCACCACTAGAACACCGCTTTTCATCAGAAAATCAACCCAAGAATAACGGTCGCAAGAAGGAAGTAAAGACAATCCTACGAGAGTTTCGGCATGACGTATCAGATGAGGTGGTAGAACGTATTGCGAGTGTGATGTTGTCGGCTTTGGCTTGCAAATCTACGAAGGACGCTCAAGAAAGATTAAAAGAGGCCGAAGAAAAAGAGCCGGAGTATGGCTGGATATTTGAGCAAACTATATTGGCGATAAAGAAAGATGGGTTAAAAGCAATCATCGAAGTCTTAGAGTGGGTGTTCGGCAAGAAAACAAATCTAAATGTAAGTGGCGGATTGGGTGTTGAGATGAAGCCACTAATTGACTTGACGAAGAGGAAGAAGAATGGCAGAGATTAAGCTATCTGGTAAACACGGCAGAGGTTTAAGTGTCATTTTAGACGAAGATGACTACGAACGTTTTAAGGATAAGAAATGGCATTTACTTGTTGGACGATACGCAGCAAATGGGCATGACTATCTCCACAGGCTTATTATGAATGCTCCAAAAGGAACCGATGTAGACCATTTGAATCACAATACACTCGATTGTCGCAAAAAAAACCTTCGAGTAGTATCTCACACCGAGAACTGCCAAAATACCAAAAGCCCCGGCTATTATTATGAAAAATGGTGCAATAAGTGGCATGTTGAATATAGAAAAGTAAATTTTGCAAGATACAAAACAGAAGCAGAAGCAAGGCGCGCCATAAGACTCGCAAGAAGCGGGTTATCGAGAAGATTAGTGAAACAGAAAATTATAATGGAGTTCGGCAATGTACAAAACAACAGCCGTCAATAGAATTAAGGAGCTCATATTGGAGCCCACCTTTTACAAGGTGATTCAAGGTGGTATGCGTGCTGGGAAGACTGTGGCGATAATGATTGTTCTAGTTGGGTATGCAGAGAGCTACGCTAATTCTAAAATAACAGTAGTCGGTCAGTCGTACGGACACTTAAAAGACGGAGCATTAGACGATTTCAAAAAAATAATGCGCGAAACTAACCGATGGGATGACGAGAGTTTTAACAAGACAGAGTTAAACTATGAATTCAGAAACGGTTCGGTTATACAATTCCGCTCAATAGACAAAATGAAAGCACATGGCTTGGCTCGTGATGTGCTTTTTGTAAATGAGGCAAACGCTTTTAGTTATGATACATTCGACCAGCTAGCGAGTAGAACGGAAGATTTTGTGATTATTGATTATAACCCCACAAGTAAATTTTGGGCGCATGAAGAATTAGTTGAAGGCAAGCACAAAAGCCGAACAAGTTTCACAATACTAACCTATAAGGATAATGAGGCACTCTCTCCACAGATTATCGAGAATATCGAGAGCCACAAGCCAAAGGAGGGAGAAGAACCGAGTAATTATTGGATCGTTTACGGTTTAGGCCAAATCGGAACGCTTGAGGGCAATGTGTATAGTGGTTGGGCTGAAACAACGGCCGCAGAAATTGAAAAGAACGGCAAGCTGGTTCGCTATGGCCTGGACTTCGGCTTCTCGAACGATGAAACGGCGATGGTGGCAATCTATGAGCTCGAAGACGGCCGGTTAGGGCTTGTGGAAAAGTTATATAGGAAAGGCATACTCGGCTCGCAGTATGGCGATGTGCTCAGAAGAATTGATGTTGATCCAAATGTGCTGATTGTGGCTGATTCGGCACGACCAGAGATTATTGCTGAAATCCAAAAGGCTGGGTTCCGGTGTATTCCTTGTGATAAAGGCCCAGGTTCAATAGTCAAAGGTATCGACTATGTGAGCCAACGACAGATTGTATATTCTGGTGACAACCTCAAACGAGAATATTTGAGTTATGCATGGCGAAAAAGGAAAGACGGAACACAGCTAGATGAACCTATCGACGCATTCAATCATGCCTTAGACGCAGTTAGATACGCCGTTTCAGATTTACATCGGCAGCGTTTTGACTTTTAGTCCATTGTTTGACACAATAAGATATATGAAGGTAGAGATTGTCAACAGTACGAAACAAAGGTTTAACGGCAAAAACTATTGGCTAGATAAATCATCGGGGTATTATAGAAACTCATGCGTTAGACCACATTCGCTTCATAGACAAGTTTGGATTTATCACAATGGTACTATTCCCGATGGAATGACTATTGATCATATAGATAGGGATAAAAATAATAATCAAATAAACAATCTAAGATTAGCTACCCATTCCGAAAATAACAAGAATGTGACAATAGAAACAACGACGAAAAGAATGGAGAATATTCGCAGGCAAGGCAAACTAGCGAAAGCATGGCATAACTCCCAAGAAGGCCGTGAATGGCATAGAAAACATGGAATAGAGGCTTATGCAAAAAGAAAACCAGAGGCAAAGAAGTGTGCGCATTGTGGAAAAATATTTGAAACGCGGGCTTGTCGCAAATCTGCTAGATTCTGTGGACAAAATTGTAAAATGAAGGCAAGAAGGAGAAGACTGAAAGGTTTACCGGAGAATGCACCGCTTTGATGGACGCTCTGCGGTATGCGGTAGATGATATGAGCCGGCAACGATTTGACTTTTAATGTGTGGATTTTTGGTATAATCGAATCAAGGAGGAAGAATGGAAAGGAAAATGAAACAACTAATAGTGGCAATAAGTGGTATTGGTCTTTGTATCAGTGGCAGTATGATAGATACATGGGTTATCGCAACCGGCAAAGATGGTGGAGTTATACAAGAGCCGTTTGGGATAGTCGGCAAGATACTGATTGTAGTTGGAACTATTTGCTTGGTTGGTGCATTGTTATGCCAAACTGGGAGATACGACAAAAAATAAAAGCCATGATATAATAAGATTGTTCCATTTATAATTCCAAGAAACTCCCTTCGGGGAGTTTTTTGTTGTGTAATCCTTTACACGGAGACAATGAAAATAGCACCGTATCGGTAGCACATTATAGAAAGGTGGTGATGCTACAATGACAAGTTATCTCCAAATCACCGGCAAATGGCCAGATAGGAGGTGATCCAAACATCTCACCGTCGGGGAGCTCTATTGCTCCCCTATTCTTTTGTGGCATGACCCTTTAGGCAGACATAATACAATCAGACCGTCATCTGAGGGTAGTTCTTTGGTTTATTATTCTGGTAAATATGAGCTAGGTTATCGGTTAGCTCATATTTTTTGTATCATGACCCTTTAGGTCTTTTGAATAAAGGTATGGACTATTTACAAGCTCAGGCTGTTCAAACTACCGACAAAAAAACTGAAACAGAGCGCCGGTATCGCAATATACTGGCTAATTCCGGCAAAGAGATGGAAAGCGGAGAGGTTCGCGATCTCGACCGGCTTTTTGTCATGGGTAGGAATGGCAAGCTAATCAAAATATCAGACCTCAATACCAATCCAGACGAGCAGGCCGAGAAGTATAAGGTCAACTTCGTGGCGAATCACGGTCACAATGATGTGGCGACTGGTGAAAGGGTAGTCGACATAGAAGATGTGATTGGTGACGCTAAGGTATGGATGGAAAAAGACGGGCTTCATGCTCGTGTGTACTTTGCGAATGAAGACCCGAAGGCAGACCATGCTTGGGCCATCTCTGAAAATGCTAGTTATTCGATTGGTACAGAGTGGTTCATGGACGGCTACTATGGAGCTGATGAACAGATTGACGGACTCGTAGGGATTTTGCGCGAGATCTCTATGGTTGATACTGGAAACGATCCGCGCGCTTATACACTCGACCATAAACCGACTGAAGCTAAGGCTCAAGGGAGCGCTGAGGAAGGTGATGGTGAAAATAATATCAATGATAAAGAAAAGGAACAAGAGATGTCTGAAATCAAGAAAGACGAACTTACTCCAGATGAGAACAAGGCTCTTAAGAATGTGCTCTCTGAAGTAGTCGACGAATTCACCGCTGACGTGCCTGAATCTCAGACTGAGCCAACCGCTCGTGAAGAAAAGGACGAAGAAGGTGAAGCTGTCGAAGCTCCGGCTGAAGAAAAGAAAGACATACTACAAAGCCCTGTTGTCGTAGTTCGCGACAAGGCTGTAACACAGGAGAAAACCGTGACAACTGTAGATAAGAAAGCTGTTGTCGCCAAAGCTATCAAAGCTGCTGACGGCAAATTCAGCGCCAAATTCCAAGACGGTATCACCGGACTAGCTGATCCGTTGAATATCGAAAAAATGTTTACTGATGCGATCGAGAAATCTGATGGCATCATCAGCTACTTCCGACAAGTAAATACACGCGGCCTCACAAACAATGTGCTAAATGGCGCTACTGACGAAGGTGGACGTGCTAAAGGCTTCAAGAAGGGCGACAACAAAGTTGACCAAGACTTGCAGAACACTATTCGTACCGTTTACTGCAAGATGGTCTATAAGAAACTATCTCTCGATACTCTCGAAGTTTATGAGAACCCTGAACTCGTTGAGTTCCGTGCTCGTGAATTAGTAGATGCTATCATCCTTGAGATTGAGCGCGCAGCTATTGCTGGCGATGGTCGTAGCGCTGGTACTCCAGACCTACGTATGTTCGACGGTTCCAACCGTGGCTTCTTCTCAATCAAGGCTGACGCTACTGCAAACTCTGGCTACGGCACCTATGTTGCTGATAGCTACCAGTTGGCGGCAGGCGAGAACCTCTATGATGGTGTTGTCTCGGCTCGTGGCAAGCTCATGGCCGGTGGTGAACAAATCTTAGTAGTAGACCCAGCGATGTTGTCTGGTGCTCTTAAAGCTAAGGTTGGCTCTGACTACCTAATCGCTCCAGGTGCTTCTGTTGAAGATACCTTCCGCGTAGCAAGAGTATTCTCTCCACAGTGGTTGAATAACACTGGTGAAGCTTACCTAATCGCTCGCAACGCTTACACCATGATTGGTGAAGGCCAGATCAGAAGCCGTGCAGACTTCGATACTACTACTAACCAAGATATTCTCTTAGACGAAACCCCACGCGGTGGTATGCTTACTGCCTACAAGGGTGCAGTGCTAATCACAGCAGCCGAGTAAGAGAAATCTTTTGAAAGGACAAGGAGAAAATGTTGACGCAAGAGCAGTACACACTATACACAGGACAAACATCTAACTATGTGAATAGCGACTGGTTGTCCATCGTAGCAGTTGCAGAGATGCGCCTTGCGTCTTTTCTCTGCCTTGAGGAGTTACCTACCGAAGGTGAAGGCGACGAGAAAGTATTACCAGCAGACCTTGCTCTGCTTCTCGCTAACTTCATCTCTGCTGTATTACGCTTCCAAGGCAACGGCGACACGGTTGAATCCAAGCGTGTCCGCAATTTTACAATTAACTTTAAGACAAGTAGTGCCACCGACGCTTTTTCTCAGATTGCTTCTCAGTACAGTGATGTTATCGCTAAGTATAGTCAATGCGATCTCGGAGTCAAAGTAGAGCGCTCGCGCTGGCATTGCCACGGTTGTGACTATGGATGTATTTGACGCGTTCCCTGGTGCGGTTGTAACTGGGAGGTTTTCGATTGGTAGTTACCAGAGGGGCACAGTGGAGGGTAATCAATTCACGAAAGAAGCTGATCTGGATGTCATTATTGACGAAGGTGATGTGAGTGTAATTGACGGTGCACCAAATGCAGAGCCCTTAACGGCAGACCTATTGTTGTATGTCAGACCGGAGCAGTTGCCAACGACCAATCCGAGAGCTCTTGTTAGCGGTTTCCTTATCTATGACGCTGAGTATGACGATTACTTCGCCATTATCAATGCTGGTATAGGTAAGAACCAAGAAACCGGTGGCTTTGAGCACATTGAGCTTCTACTACGCCAGACTGATGTGGTTGAAGAATGAGCGGTGCTGTCTATATCAAATGGGACGACGCTAAGATTCAAAGTATCAGTGGCAAGGCAGTAAAAGGCCTGGTTCGTATGGCTTACGACATCGGTAATCAGGCGAGGCGCAATGCTCCTTATAAGACTGGCGCTCTAGCAAATTCGATTAGGGTTGAAAATAATGGTGATCTCGTGGAGGTGATCGCTGGCGGTACTTATGCTGGGCGCAATATTCCTTATGCAGCTATACAAGAGTTTGGCGGTAATGCTGGCCGGAATCACTCGGTGCATATCACTGGTAAACACTATATGGAGCGAGCCAAGGACTATATCATGTCTGGTGACTACTTACATAAATACTTCGGAGATATTCTATGATCACTCTAGCATTACTCAAACAGATGGAAGCCGACCAGGTTGCAGACCTGGTTATTGACAAGAATCTGTTTTGGGAGGAGCTACCACTTCAGAAGGACGGAAAACCGGCGAAGGGTGTCTGGCTTGTTACTCGTGGTGGTAATGCCGGAGATGCTAAGGGACACAACCTACACTGCACTGTAGACTTCTATGTGGCGCTGGCGAATAAGCCTCAGACTGAAGCCGTACATCAGAAGATACTCCGATGGATCATAGCTAATCCCTGCTTCTGTGAATTGAGCGGAAGCGTTGGTGGTACTACTTATGCGTTTTCTAATATTAGGCTTCGCTCTGCTACTACACCGCAGAATTATGGAGCTACTGAGAACGGGCTGATTGTAAAGATAGCAAGCGCGGAGGTTATCTACGACTTGCTCGAAAATACTAACTAATATTGAAAGGAACAAAATGGCTACTAAGACTGTTACGCAATTACACCGCGTGAGCTTTAGGCGCTGGGATGGTTCGGCATGGAATGTAGTGAATTTCGAGCCGGATGACCTCGGACAAGAAACGCAGGCCACTATCAACATCGCGCCTCGCAAATCAAGCCGAAGCTCTAGTGTTGGTACAACCGAGAAGCCGATTGCTGGTACATTCGATGCGTTCGCTGGATCTATCACAATGCTATTCGGGTACTACAAGGCTCTTGGTCAAGCACTTGGCACATGGAACGAAGCCACATACGAAAATGCTGATGCAAACGCCGGTAATATGACCGACGGTGCTGGCTCTGACTTCTGTGGTGATGGCACACCAGTGTCTGTGATCATCCAGGGGATCTGTGATGATGGCTCTACCGCTGATGTCGAGCTTACACGATGCTTCCCGTCTATTGATGATGACATTGAGATCGGGGCGAGTGATACGGCTGAGATTACTGTCGCTCTCAACCCTCAGATTTACAATGCTACCACAATGGCGAATGATGGCTACCCTGCCTACTCTTATAGGCTCGGTGATAATGATCTAACTAAGAACCAGAGATACAACGCTTCTACTGGTGCTTATGCGGATGTTATCTAGGAGTTAGATGGGATGACGACACCCGAACTTACACTAAACAATGTGAAGGAAACCGCGAAGAATAAGACGCGTGTTCATCGGGTGTCGGATTTTCTATCTAATGAGCAGAAGATTAAGCTGAAACTGGCACAAGAAGAGTATGTGGTCAGTAGAAATCGTGGCTTTGACGCGATTGACGCGCTCTCAGGCGAGATATTAGGTCGGTTTGGCTACCATGCCTGGCAAGCGTGGCAGAACGGCCAAATACGGCCAGAAAAGATGCTTAAAATGGTGCTTGCTGAGCGTGCTAGAGCGAAAAGAGAGATTCTAGGTCTTGAAGGTATCATAATCGCTACCGGAGCTGGCGCAAATCAACCGACAAGGCATGGACGAGCGCCAAAGAGTCTGAAAAATGCGATCAAGATATATAAACGTGAACAAAATCAAGCGAAAGGGGTAGTAAATGGCTAATAGTGCTACAGTTGGCTCAGCAGTAATCAAATTGACCTTTGACGGTAAAGGGGTGAAGGCTCAACTGGATGGAGTAAGCAGAGAATTCGACACCAGTGGCAAAAAGGGAGGCACCTCATTCGGTAATGCCTGGTCAGTAGCTGTAGGTAACATTATCTCCACCGGTGTTGGGAAAGTAGTCAATCTAGTCAACCAGCAGATGAGCGACGCTGTATATCGTGCTGATACTCTTGAACGATTCCCGAAGGTAATGGAGATGATGGGATACAACGCTAATGATGCAGCTGGCGCTGTGGAGAAATTGAGAAAAGGAGTCGAAGAAATCCCGACATCTCTCGCTGATGTGGTAGCTGGTACACAACGAATCGCAGCTCTAACAGGCGATGTAGATAAGGCGGCTGACTGGACGATGGCAATATCAGACGCGATGCTTGTAACTACCGGCGATGTGAACGAAGCATCTAGGGGTATGCACCAATTTATTCAAATGCTATCAAGAGGTAAACCAATAGGCGACGACTGGAATACCATCATGGAAGTCGCGTCGCCAATTATGAACAAGCTCGCTGAAAGCATGGGGTACACCGGAGCTGAAATGGGAAGCGAATTTTATCTCGGTATTCAGAAAGGCAAAATCTCCATAAATGACTTGATGGATGCGATGGTAAAACTAGACAAAGAGGGTGGAGCTGGTATAAGCGCGCTCTCTGATCAAGTAAGGACGGCGACTGGTGGTATAGGCTCGACAATCACCCTATTGAGACAAAGTGTGTCCAATGCCATTGTCGCTATGATCCAAGATATCGGAGCAGATAACATTAAGGCGGCCATTGTCGGCATCAAAGACGCTCTGGTTGGTCTAGTGAAAACAATAGGCTCTATCGTATCATTTATATCTAGCAACTGGAGTTGGCTCCAACCTATATTGATTACCATCGGTGCGTTTGCTGGGACTATTCTGGCCATAAACCAAGCACTCCAGGCGTATAAGGCCATAAAGACTGCAGTCAACGCAGTAGAATTGGCTGGTAAGCTAATCTGGCAGAATCACCCAATCTTTATGATCGCAAGTATCATTGCTGGGATTATTGCAGCCCTGACAGTATTCTTCACGCAGACAGAAACTGGCAAGCAGATAATACAAGGGTTTGGCGAGACGATCAGTACAGTATTCGGCGCTATAGGAGAGTTCGTGAGTGGAGTATGGAACACGATTACTGAGGGAGCTCAGAACGCTTGGAACTTTATCACTGGCCTGTTTTCTGGTATGGCTGGCTTCTTCGGCTCAATATTTGGGAGTGCTTGGGAGGCAGTGAAAAACGTATTCTCTACCGGCGGTCAAATCTTCATGGGAATTGTAGATGGTATCACGAACGCATTTAGGACTATCGTCAATGCTATCATCACCGGGATCAACCATGTGGTGGCAATCCCATTTAACGCCATCAACGGATTCTTAAGTTTCCTTAAAGGCATCGACATCATGGGACTCAAGCCGTTTGACTGGGTGGCGACTATCGATGTACCGCAAATCCCAACGCTCGCTCAAGGTGGTATCGCAAACGGTGCGACGCAAGCTGTTATCGGTGAGGCTGGTAAAGAGGCTGTGCTACCTCTGGAAAACAACACCGACAACTGGGCCGGCTTGCTTGCTTCTACTCTGGTTGATGAGATGGAGGCAGAAGGTCGTGGCTTTGCTGGCGTAACTATCGAGAAGCAAGAATTCGTGATCAATAATCAATTAGATGCCGAAGATATCGGACGAGTAATGATGCAAAGTATAAGGAGGGCCGCATAATGGCAATACAAGGGGTAGATACTAAATGTTATATTCTGGCGCTGTTTATTCGTGACGATGGCGCACGCTTCTTGCTTGGTAGTGGTCATTATGAGTTTGTACAAGAGCAAATGCTGTTCTCTGCTAATACGATTCAGAATGATGTGGTTGAAGTGCAAGGCAACGACGGCTTCCTGCTTGCAGGCCAGGTGCGCAGGCCAGGCTCTCAGAGCTTCGATGGCTACATCGGTGACGGCCTTACAACTAAGGCTGAGGTTGAAACATATAGGCGACAATTCTTCAGCTTCTTCAGAAAGAACTTCTTTTATCGGGTTGTTTATGTATTCCCTGATGGCACGGCGATCCAGCGCAAGCGTGGCTTCTTGGTGGATGATCCAACGGTTGAGGAATTATACCAGCAATTCCCTAAGTATCATGTGGCTCTTAACTTCGAGGATGTGAATTATTATAGCTATTCAGAAAACTCTCAAGGCGAAGAACAGTATGCAGAAGAAGCCGACATTCAGCTATCTATTATCGAGGCTACTGGTGGTCTTGTGTGGGATGAGTACGGCGCTGTGGCTGATTCTTATGGCTTTGTGTGGGAGGTCGGCGGTACTGGTGGCCCGACAACCGTGATGATTGACTCTATCACAAATGTATTCCCTATCTGGATCGTGACAGGTCCGGCGGTGAACCCTGAGCTATCTGTAGTAACTACCAATACAACCTTATTCTATAGCGGTACTGTGGCTGAAGGCCAGACGCTTGTGATTGATATGATGAATAAGACAGCCAAACTCAACGGGACGAGTGTGATCGGGAATGTGAGTGGCGACTGGGTGAACTTTGCGCCAGGAACAAACCGAGTAATCTATCTCACAGGAAACACGGACGCACCCTCCTCGCTGATTAGATGGCAGGAGGTAGTAGGATAATGCTTACAACGGCGAATTACGAGGTCAATCTATATATCAATGGTGTTTTAGTCGGAGACTGTCGGAGGATCGCTCAGAACCTCAAATATACGCGAAAGAGGACAAAGGTCGGGGCTGATTCGATTGACTTTACTGTGAACGATGTCTTATTTGACCAATGGTGTCTGGAGCGTAATACGAGGCTTAAAGATTTGCTCAAGCCTTTAGCTCTGGAGTGTCGCATCAAGAGAAACGGAGTTGAACTGCTTGGTGGATTCCTGGCGACAATGCCAGCATACCAACCGCTTCAGACAAGCGCTAATCTAAACCTGCACTTTGACGGCTTCTTGAACTTATTAGGCGGTGTCTATATTCGTAACACCAGGACTAATTTACCGAGAGGAACCATCTCTGGGCGAATGGCGACCTTAGTATCACAGATGATCCAGTTCGCTGATACGATGGCGACCAATGCCGGCAAGGCTTATGGATTCAGGGCCGGACATTTAGACACTCTGGCGAATGTCACCCACACTTTCGACAACTATAAGACGGTCAAGGACTGGATTTGCGACCGGTGTGATAATACGACTGGCGCAGGGCCGTTTGATGTCTACTTCCATGCTGATAAGACCTACGATGTATATGCTGACAGTAACTTCGGCGATGTGATCACGGACTGGGCCGCTTTCTACCCTACTCTGCTGAACAACACCTCCGCAGCTACTATCTCAGCCGGTGAGGTCGGTGACTTTGCAAGCGCTATTGTGGCGCTCGGTGCTGGCGAAGTGTCTGCTGATGCGAATGAGAACACGGCGCTGTTTGCGTTTACCTCTGATGCTGATGCTGTGGCTGAGTATGGCTACTATGAAACACTCTATCAGGATTCTTCCATCTCTACGGCGAGTGTATTGCAGAGAAACATAAACGCTGAATTGTGGAATAGAGAGAACCCTATCTGGCAACCTCAGATTACGCTTAAAGGTGTACAAGTGTCACCTACTCCAAATGGCTCTAATAAAATCTGGATCGGTGATACTATCATGATCAACAATTCTGAGGACTTGACCGGGATGACTAATGGCGAATTCAGAGTAAATGAGCTGAGCGTAGATGTAACATCAACAGGCGATGAAACTATCACGCCGGTGCTGGAGCGCGTATGAGCCAGAATATGCTAGTTGAGAGGCTCAAGTTCGCCAAGAGAGAGCTGACGGCGCTTAAGACGGCACACAGTCGTGGATTTGGATTGCTAAAGATATATAGGACAGAGTATAAATTCTCAGATATACCTGGCATAAGTGAACAATCCTATGACGCAATAACTACGATCAAGTTTAGCACCAAATATGAGCCTTTTCCTTTTGCATATCTTGAGGGGGATGCGAGATACTATCTATCAGGAGCCCTTCTCACATCTATGAGCGTGGAGCAACTTGAATATCGAGATAATGGCTACACGATTGTTTTTACTGGCAGGGCAATCTATTCTCCAGCTGCGGATCTAAACAAGATGGTGCTATACTCAACTGCTCCACCGGTCTCTATATCTTATAACTGGAGTTAGCGATGGAACAGTATTTTGACAATGAAATAAAGAACATGGAGCGAGAGCTGTTATATCTCAAGACGGCCAGCCAGAAGAGTGCAAGTGCGATTAAAACAATCTCAAAGACAGTATCAGTCAGTGCTAATTTAGAATATCAAGATATTAGTTGGCCGACTGGTTCCGCCCGAGCAAACAAATGGTACAAAGTTACTACTTCCGACGATGCGATTATCATTCCCACTTTGAGCTGGTATCATGGCGATGTGACTCAGGCAGCTGATATTGAATATGTCACTCGAAAAATACAGATGGCCACCGGGATCATAGATGGCAACTTCACTATAGGTCTATACTTTGTCGGTACCGAAAAAGGCGACAACAGTGATGCAGCTCGAACTAAGAGAGGCGAAACAGTGACAGTAACGGTAGATCTAACAGTCTTATGTACGCAAGACTTTCAAATACAGGAGGTGAATCCATGAAAAATGAATTTGACCAGCGCATTAAAACAATAATGCAGGAGTTGCTCGATCTAAAAACGGCATCAGAGTATAGCTCAATCCGGACCTCAAATATCACGTCGTCAGGTACTATCACGACCGGACTTTATAGGGTGACGTATGACAATAGAGGCGAGTCAATAATATCAATGGTTTACAACGGACAACCTGGCTTCTGCTTTCTTTACCCACGTACACCGAGCGGTAATAGTCAAGTTGTCGAAGTACGTGCTACTAGATGGAACAACACTACTCAGTCATATGATACTTACACAAACAAATTAGTAGTTGTTTCTAATGTGCCGGTCGTAAGCATCACCAGAATATCATAGTTATGTTATAATAGAACAAATAATATAGGAGAAAGACTATGAAGAAAGCTGTTAAACAAGCTAAGCCAACATTTTACAAGAAATGGTGGTTTTGGTTTATTGTGATCGTGTTTGTGATGGCCTTGTTTGTGAGCAGTTACCAAAATGGCACAAATACAAGTAGTGAGCCAAAAACTAAAGAAGAATTGCTTGAAGAAAAACTAGGGTTTGTAGAATCAATCACGGCTTGCGAGCTCTACGGTAAACGACAATATAGTGATTTTAAGATACATAGTGTGTTAGGCAAAATTGCTCAGGAAGTAGTGGACGATGACACCTGGTTTATCAAATATACGGTAGATGCTAATGGGCGAGAGAATCTGGTAATGGAGTGCTCGGTCACTGGTACTACCGACAATCCTCAAGTGAAGAATTTTATTGTCTATTGATCACACATGACCCTTTGGTTTGATACTATTAAAGAGCAATAGTCTTTCTCCAAAGATTATAGAGCCGTTGTCCGCATAACGGCTCTTTTTTGCGTCTTGACCCTTTAGCTAGATTAAATTGAGGTGTAATTAAAAGCAAAGGAGCAGTAATGGCTTTATCTTTCAATGGACTGGAACCAGTCAACTTCGGGGGCAAGGATTGTACACCAAAAATCAACGCGGAGCTTAAGCTCAGACTCGCACAACTTAAGGAATACAACGACAATGCTGACGAGATACTTGCAGAGGCGTTCCCGGACGATGAAAACTACGTGTTGAAGTTCTTGCGTGAGAAGATGACAACACTAGATAAGCAAACGCTTCATGTCTATCTGATCGGTGGCGAAACTATGGTGGCGAAGATACTGAACCAGATCGATGAAACCCTGAAAGGAGCCAAAGATGAGTAAAGAAGTAATCGCTGTCTACCAAGATTGTGTGTTTTGCGGTGATAAAGGCCGCAAGAAAGCCAAAGAATTCGCTTCTAAGGGCGTTCTGATTCGCAAGGTGGGATTTACTACACCTGAGGGCAAAGAATTGATAAGGCAGGCTGTTTTAGAACACAAAATCGGCTCCATGCCGTTCTTTACTGATGGCGAAATATTCACTACTAATTTAGACGATTTTATTGAAAAACCTGCGAAAAAAACAAAGAAAACTAAGAAAACAACGAAGGAGAGTGAATAATGTGGCCATTCAACCGATTAAAAGCTACTAGAGATGCAAATAGACGACAAGAAGCGAGTGAGATTAAGCAGGAGATCGCGAATCATCTCTCGGTCAATCCGCTTTGTTCTGATTATGAGAATGTTTTTGCGCAAGTTCAACCACTAATCAATGACATGAAGGTAGTGAGGCCTTATGGTGTCGGAAAAAATGGCGGACGCTTGCCATTGCAGAAGACACCGGAGCTGGCACTCTTAAATAATCCAAATGGGCAGATGGGATGGAGTGAATTCGCCGGTGCGATGTTCGCCACCTGGCTGACTGAAGACGAATTGAATGTGCACGTACACCTTAAAGGTAAAAGAGTTGTAGGCTATACCATAATTCCACCGAATAGCAAGAGGCGCGACCACAATGATGACTACTACTTCGAGATTCATGTCGGTGATAAGACTGAATATATCGGGCGCGAGCAAGTTATGACTCTACGCTTCTCAAGGTCGCCTAAGGATTTGTATCGTGGTGTATCGCCAGCAACGGCTGTGAGGGCGTGGGCGCAGGCTGAAGATGTCTTGGCTCAATACGAGCGGGCTTATATCGAGAATGGTGCTATTCCAGCATCTATCACCTTTATTCGGGCCTCTAGCTTCGACAAATATGAACAAGTGCGCCGAGAACTTGAAGGCAATCTTCGTGGTGCAAGAAACCACAACAAGACCATCTATGTCTGGCGACAATTTAATAATGACACTGGTGAAAGTCGCGACCAGATTGAAGTGAAGACGATTCAGGGCAACAACTCCACTCTTGCCATCAAGGAATTGACCGACATTATCAATGACCATCTCAATAAGGCCTACGGTGTGTCTAACTTCATTCTAGGTGATGATTCAAGCGCCAAATATGATAATGCTGAGTTATCTGATTATCAGTTTATCAAGCGCCGTGTCTACCCTGCGTTGATATCATTCTGGGATCAATTCCAGTTTGAGCTGGATCGGATTGTGGACGGTCTTGGCTACGCTATTCAGTTTGACCTTGAATTACCAGACCTCACTGAAAGGCAGAAAGTCAAAGCTGAGATTGCGAAGATGAGAGCTGAAACCTTGGCTGGTCTTGTGAAGGCCGGAGCTTCGGCTCGTGATGCTGTAAAGGCGCTAGATTTAAGCGACAACTGGTTGGGCGCAGCAAGGGGGATTTGGACTCAGGCATTGACCGAATCAATGTATAATACACAAAAACTTGATAAAGCCGTTTTTCCTCCGGCAAAATCGCTCGCTGTTACAAACCATATATCACCCAAAGATAATCAACACATTCTACCTACTTGCGATTCGGTCAGTGCACATGATGATCTTCCACCAATGACTGATGAAGAGAAAAAGATTTATAACGCTCTAGTGGCGATGGCTGAAAGAATCTTTACCAACACCCCAAACATTGACGCTGAAGGTACGATTGCTCAGATTATGGAAGCGCTAGAGACCAACGCCAAATATGGCGCTGTGGCTGGCGCTGAGGAGCTCACCAAGTTACTTAGTGATGAAGATGTAGTGGCCGAGATTAAGTCTACACTGGAGAACATCGATTTATCTGGCACGCTTCGGGAAAGACTGGAAGGACGCACGACTGAGCTGGTCAACGCATATGGCGATCAGACTAGGTCTATCATGGAGAGTGTGCTCAATAACTCGCAAGGGCTGAGTGCAGCTGAGATTCGCAAAGAATTACGAGCCTTGATGCCGACATGGCAAGCAGAGCGAATTGCGCGAACCGAGACAGTCTATGCTTATAAGTCTGGCCGGTTGAATGAAGACGAACGAATCGCTGATAAGTACAATCTCAAGATAAAGCTCAAGTGGCGCGCTCGTCCTGGTGCTTGTGCTGTTTGCGCAGCTATGGATGGAGAAGAAGTAGAAGTAGGCCAAGCATACGAGCATATTAAAGAGACCGACGATGGTGTGATTGAGTGGGATCCTAACTTCTGGAATGACGGCGGACGAATCCCAGCGCCTCACCCTAACTGTAGGTGTTACTTCGACGAAATCGTGGAGGAGGCATAATGAGCCTGCATAAGATTATCTGTCCAAATTGTAAAAGAATACTCGGCGACACTGATAAATCTATTGATTGCAACATGAATTGTCGTGGCTGTAAACGCACAGTCCATATAAAGATGAAGGTAGCAAATTTCTCTGATTACTTAAAATCTAATGCCACAAAGGAGGCAAAATGAAAAAAATTAAGGGAGTCAAGAGTTTGGTGGCGATCATCATAATTCTTGCTACTGCGACCATTGTGGGCGCTAAATTCAATGTCAATGTAACAGAGGAAGGATTTAACGCTCAAATCGAATACTCTGAGGAACAGATACCGGCATCGGTTGAGGATGATAGGGGGGAGATTATCGAGATTGAGAGCATCGAAGGCGAAGAAATCAAGACCGTAGAAGAAGTAGATGGCGGTAAGTTTGAAGATGCTACTACCGGCATATCTGTAACTGAGGGCGATTATGCTGATCTTGGTTGGGCTGAGACTTACAATGTATCAAGTCCTGAAGCCTTCAAGAACGCTACAATCGGGCGCTGCATATACGCTAACAACCGTTTTGGAGCACAATGTGTTAGTCTCTCTCGTGTGTTCTGGTGGTCGTACGCCAATCGTGATGTCTCTACCTGCGGTACTGGTATGGCGAAAGGTATGATGAACTGCGCCTCTCAGAACGCCGGCAATGACTTCAAGGTTTTTTGGGGGAATGACAATATTCAGGCTGGCGACTGGCTCGTCTTTACTGGTGGACAATATGGTCATATCGGTATGGCTCTAGGACCGGTCAAGAATGGTTATGTGGCGCTTCTTGGTGAGAATCAAGGCGGCACATATTGTCCAGGTGGTGGCTCTGCAACAAACATCATCAATATCAGTATCAAGAATCTGATCGGTGGCTACCGACCAAAGGCCTACATCAAGCCTACTCCTGCTCCGAAACCAACGCCGAAGCCAACTCCGGCTCCTGCTCCTAAGGTTGATCCTTGCAAGACTTGGAATGTGCAGAAGGGCGACACTATGGCGAAGATTATGCAGATCTGCACTGGTAAGGTTGAGTGGGGAGCTAAGATGAATGAGTACGCTTCTAAGTGGTATTCGACCAAATTTAAGAAACATCTCACAGTCTTTGATGGCTGGACCTCTACTAATGGTGTAGGGCTGTTTGCTGGCGATGTGATTGAGTGGCGAGGTACCAAGTAATGATTGAAAGCGTCGCTGTAGCTATTATAACGGGCTCTCTGGCCGTTTTGGGTGCATATGTGGGGAATGTTGCTATTACGAGAAAGAAGACGCGTGAGGACGCTATACGCGAGGCTGAGCGCGAAGCTAGACAGTCAGTTATTATGGAGCGACTGGAAAAGAAGGTGGATGAGCATAACGGATACGCCAAGAAGTTTGAAGATATAGGCAAAGACATAGCGGTCATCAAGACAGAAATAGAATTTTTAAGAAAGGAGCAAAACAGATGACTAATCCTAACAATGCGGTAGGAACAAATGCAGCATATGGCGGTAGAACATCCGTCAATGCGTTTAACGACGACCTGAGCGCATATTCACGCGGTGTGCTGTCAGGATGGGCTTGTGCGCCAAGCAGTGGCCTCACAGTGGCACTTGGTGGTAATGGTACTACACGAGATGTGGCTGTGGCTGAGGATGTAACAGGCAATAAGACAAGTATCAATAATATTAGTGGAGCGCCGATTGAAGTCACGATTGACGCAGCTCCGGCTTCTAACTCCAGAATCGATGTGGTAGTGGCCTATGTGGATTCTACTTTACAAGGCTCTGCCACTGTGACTGATAACTATGGCGTGTGTGGTTTGATCACGGTATCTGGAACTGCCTCTTCCTCACCGTCTGCGCCAAGTGAGAGCGCAATTCGCTCTGCCATTACGGCAGATGGAGCAGCTGGCGCTACGGCCTATTATGTAGTGCTTGCGAAGATAACAATCGCCTCTGGTACTACCGACCTCACGACTTCCAACATCAGTGCCGGAGATGAGGCCAAGATTACGTCTGACAAGGTTGATTTTACGACATACACCACAGAGGAGCAGGTTGTCGGTAAATGGATCAATGGAAAGACCATTTATAGGAAGTGCTATACCGGAACAATTACCATCACTGCTAATACTAGGGTGAATGTTGATCTTGAGGCGAATAGTCCAATCGAGGATATCATTAGCGTGGGTGGTTACATGGGTTACAGCGCAGGTACTCCGAAAGGTAGAAACTCCATCCCGTCTGCTGAAAGTAATACGTCGGGCGTGATGACTAACTTTATCACAGTTTATCTTATGGCCGATTCTAACACCCTACGTCTAACTAGATTTTCGAGTAGTGATCGTGGAGCACAACCATACGGTGTTTGGGTTGAATATACGAAACAATAGACGCTATTATTTTATATGTTATAGCCTACTACACTTTCTATTGCTAATTCGTTTGAGGATCCCCATCCTACAAACCCTCCAGAGCTATTGAGAGCAAGGGCTCTACCTACTCCGAAAGTTATAGAATTACCAGAGATAGTAACGGCTGTGCTATAGATCGTCATGTTATCACTCCCTGCAAACGACATCGATAATAAACAGCTATTAGCATCTCCACTGACCGTGACGCTAGACCGTCTTTTTGGCGACGCTGATCGACAGAAGAATATGGTCACATATGAGTAGTTAGAAACATCATCATTTAGGGTGATACTTCCACTCGTCCCGGAACGTCCGGTGTAAAGCAATGTCGCAAAATCAACCTTCTACGACACTAGGCGATTGACTTTTGGTCATTTATGGTGTACCATAGAAGTACAAACCGATAGATAAGTACCCGACTTAGCGCATATGAAACACTGTGTGCAGTCGGGTTTTATTGTTCAACTGCACAAATACAAACAAAGTCTTCCATGATCCGGCCGACGGAGGGTTGTGGAAAACTAATACAAAACTAATTGGAAGTGCACACTTAAAGGAAGTGGTTGCATTTTGATACCAAAGGAGGTAAATGAAAACAGTTGGAGATAGACTAAACGTAAAACGAACGTTAATTTCTCCTAAAGGAGAAAAACGTTATAACGAACGTTATGGGGTGAGCGAGTGCAAAAAAGCTAGGTACCTTGTGGAAAAGTTTGAAGAATTAGGTTGTACAGACGCTCCTAATTGCTACAACTACTTCGTGAAGTGTTTTAGTAATTTATCAGAGAACACTATCTGGAGTATCTATGAGAACGCTTCAAACAATCCTAGAATAAACTCGCCAATCAAATACTTCATAGCAGCGTGCAGAAACCAGATGAACAATTAGCTATCTCCTCTAATAAAAGAAAGGAGAGAAACTATGAAGATCTCAGAGGCGTTTGACCTCTATATCAAGAATATCGAGTGTAAAGGCCAGCACTATTCGGCCGTATACCGCGCAAATTACATCAAAGTAAGACTAATCGCCGAGTATAGGAACAAGTCTATATCTCGCCTGAGCGTTGACGACATCCAGAAGTGGCTCTATAAGATGCGAGCCGACCACTCAATCAATACTGTCAGAAGGTTTGGCATAGTTATTAGAGCAGTGCTTAGAAGTTGTGAAAGATTTGGGATTAAGTGCGTCAATTACGAACTAATCCCTTTACCGAAGCCTGAGAAGAATACTCGGGCTTTTTTAACTTCAGAGGAAGTAACAAAGATGATCGAGAACGCCTGCAACCTGAGAAGTAAGTTTGTAATCTCGCTCCTCTATTCGTCTGGTGCGCGACTAAGTGAGATAATTCAACTAGACAGAGATTCTATTAAAGATCGTCAATTTACAGTGGTCGGTAAGGGGAAGAAAGTCCGGCTCTGCTTCATAGACCGAAGAACCGAGACCTATATAAAAAGATATCTCAAGAAGAGGAAGGATGATGATCCAGCTCTGATATTTTCAGAGATAACTAAGAAAAGAGTCAGCGCCGAGAGCGTACAGTTATTAGTGAAGAACGCAGCTGAAAGAGCCAGAATCAACAAGCACGTCACCCCTCATGTACTCCGGCACTCGTTTGCCACAAACTTCCTGAAAAACAATGGCAATATAAGATATCTGAGCACGATGTTAGGCCACGCATCTCTCAACACTACGGCGATCTATACTCATGTGATGGATGGAGACCTTAAGAGGCAATATCGTAGGTTTCACACAATTTAGTTGTGGAAAAGTTGGCAATTATATGTAATTATACACAAAAAGACGGTTGATTTTATAAGCATAATGGTATATAATGAGAATATCAAATCAGCAACTTAAGAACTGGATCAAAGAAAAGATACGAACAGAGGTATCACCCTGATTTAGTTCGGTAGTCTCTATGGACTACCGAGGTAACTCCTCTGTAAATATATCGACCAAATCTGAGTTTTGGCGGCTCTAATTCGCAAAACAGATTGGAAAATATACTCGTATCGACTTACCACTAAGTCGCTTTTTTGAGAGCTAGGTTGGGTACTCATCTATCGGTTTGATGAAGTAACAACGGATCTTTAACAATTTGGAGACGCTATTGCTAAATAATAACAAAGTCGTCGGTCTAGTACCGGGAGTGAGTAAATTAGGTTCTTAAGTTGCTACATACCTTCTTTCATAACTCCCGGTGCCAGGCCGATGACGCAACAAAGGAGAAAAATTATGGCAAAAACAAAAACTATTCTGATGTGGGGGATTGTAATAATAGCAGCGTTCGTGGGTTTCTCTGAACCTACGGCGGAAGTCCTACCTTGTCAATTACTAGCTTGGGCTGTATTGATCGGGCTGGCAATAAGGAGAAAATATGCGGATCAATGTTAATTATATCGACACAAGTAGTGATGTTTTCATGGAGGCCTACCAGATGGGCCGAGAGAACGCTCTCAAGATATGGGAGGCGGAAGATGACTAAGACTAATGACATCGCTACAAAGACTAAGCAGGTCGAACTCTCAAACCCTAGCGACATCATGAGCTTCGCTACAAATCTGAGAGATTTAATAGTTCAAAACAAGCTCTGTACACCAATCAAAGGCAAGAATTATGTGAATGTAGAGGGCTGGCAAATAGCAGGTGCTTTCACTGGAGTATTCCCTATCGTTGAAAAGGTAGAGAATCTGAGTGAGGGCACCTTTTACAAGTATCGGGCAGAAGTCACGCTCCGAGACAAAGACAACAATATAGTTGGCTCTGGTATGGCAATCTGTACGAACAAAGAACATGGCAAGATCGGCTTCGATGAATATGCTGTAGCTTCTATGGCGCAAACTAGAGCAGTCGGGAAAGCGTTTAGGATGAAAATCGGGTGGCTTCTGAAGGTGGCAGGTTATGAAACCACGCCAGCGGAAGAAATGGATACCTTGCAAGAGGCGCAAGTGGTGGATAAAGCCCCGAAGCATAGTGTTCGTGACAAATCGTATGCTATTACGAGGCTTGAGCAAGCCAAAACGATGGATGAGCTGAAGGTCACCTTCGCTACGCTCGGAGATATTAGAAAAGAACCAGAAATAGTGGCCAAGAAAGATGAACTCAAGGCAAAGTTTGAAAATCAGGCTCAAACTAACGAAAAGGAGGGAGAAGATGAGTAAAACAAAGAAAGCCGTTTGGGAAAAGGTCGAAGACGGCACGCTGGAAGATTTAAGCAAAGGAGCGAGCGAGGAGGAATAGAAAAAGTGGGCAGATTTAGGGCGGAGGCAGTAGTGGTCAGAGATGTGAATGGGATTAGGGTTGTTTTCTATGATCGCGAGAGTATCTACCTAAGAGATGAGCGAGGCAACTGGACGGTGTTTCACCGCTGGTTCGCTCCTCGTGGCTCGTATAACGGAGGATGGCGACAATTCCGCCATCTTCTTTTATACGAAAAGAACCTAACATCTCGCCATTGTTTCCATCTGGCCTTTAGATGGGACATCTTGTCCAAGAGCTCTAGGGAGCCAGATTTAACAAAGTTTAAGATTGAAGAAAGGTTTTAAGATGGCATGGGAAGATAAACCATCAGATGCGCAGCTCAACGCCTGGTTCAACTTTACGAAGTGGATCATAGCTCGTGAGGAAGGAAGCCGAGCGACTAAGTATTTAGAGAATAACGCCACTCGTAGGGATTTATCAAATGAACTAGGCCGGCTTCGTAATCTCAGCATCAACCGGAAGTTGAAGACACGAGAGCAAGTCTATAACAGTAGGATCTGGGAAAACTATGAACATGAGTGAGGCGGAGTTGCAGATGGCCGTAGCTGATTATCTTAGAATGAGGTATCCAGATGTCATATTCAGGAGTGATTATGGATCCGGTCTCAAACTCACTATGGGCCAAGCTGTAAGGCAGAAGCGAATGAACGGCGGACAACGGGCCTTCCCTGATATGGCAATATTCGAGCCGGTGCCTAGATGTGTAGATGGTGACCAGGATCATGAATGGCACGGTCTACTTATAGAGCTGAAGAAGGACGGCACCAGGCTCAAGAAGAAGAATGGAGAGTGGGCCAGCCAACACATCGCTGAGCAGGCTGAAGTGCTCGAGATGCTTAGATTTAGAGGATACCGAGCAGAGTTCGCCGTAGGGTTTGACCAGGCCAAAGAGCTGATCGATGACTATATGAAATTTAAGGAGGTAGATAATGTCTATTTTTAAGAAGAAGAGTCAAGCTTTTTTTCAAGAAGAACCAGTCGAGGTGCGGTTTAACATCCTCGCAGATTTTGTAAAAGAGCTGGACTCGAAAGCAGACTATAACAAGGCAATTGGAGCGATGGAGTCAATATTCAACGCTTATCAGAAACTTCGTGGAATCAAGACAGATGATGATGTGCTTGATAGCACGCAATACATACTAAATGACAAGGAGGTAAAGTAAAATGGCAGGCACAAAAGAAGGCGCTAGAAAAGCCAGAGAGACAAACTATAAGAAATACGGTCCGGACTTCTACAGAAGAATCGGCAGTAAAGGTGGCCAACAGAACCCTAGCAAACCAAGGGGCTTTGCTGCCAACCCAGAACTAGCTCGCAAGGCTGGTGCTAAAGGTGGCAGAATAAACAGACGAGGTCCGGCTGGCACACGTAAGAAAGAGAAAGAGTATATTTGGAGGCCTGGCGATGCAATGTTTTCGAAGTAAATATGGACAGTTGACCGTTGAACAGGCTCGTGAGCTAAACGAAGCTGCACGATGGTACTGCGATCATGAAGTGACAAGTGAGGCGCAAGATGAAACTACGAAATAAGAAAACTGGGGAGATAAGAGAATTGCCGGACGGGTTCTTTTGCGGCGATAGTCTGAAAAAGATTTGCGAGGAGTGGGAAGATTACGAAGAGCCGAAAGGGTATTGGTGCATAAGCCAGTGGGGCGATATTGTGCAGAGGAGAAAGTTGATACCTATTCATGATGAAGATACGGAAGCAGAGCATAAAGAAATCGGTAACTACTTTTTATCAAGAGAAGAAGCCGAGAAAGCAGTGGAACGCTTGCGTGCTTGGAAACGGCTGAAAGATAAAGGGTTTAGGTT